TCTTCCATCAAGTAGCATCCAGCCCAAGAATCGTTTGGCGCTCTAAAAATGATACTGCTAATCAGACAATTGGCGTTTTAATGGATGCTACAATTGGAGCCAATGAACCAAGCTTGGCCCTTAATGATGTGGGGGGGCTTCACTTATCAAATATCAATTTTGAAAGCTTTATTCTTCAATTTTGGGATGTTGGGACTATGGCTTGGACTGATCATCTTTCTGTCAATGTTTCCGATGGCCTAACGGGTACTTTTGAGCGCAAGGGTTCCACAATACAGCCTAACGCATTGGGTAACTCATTCTATCTCCATTATGGAGAGTGTAAGGGATGGCGCGCCCAACTGGGAACGGGTGATAATGCCAAGATTGTGAAATTGAAAACAAATTCGGAGGGTGTTTGGGGTAATAATTCAACACATAAACGAGCCGTGATAATGATTGATAGCTCTCTTGTGGATGTTACGACCCTCCCAACTTCCGGAGATTTTAAATTAATACCTGATTCTATTACCATTACTACTGAATTGTTGCAGAATATCAAACTTGGGGAAGAAGCGTTCGCGATTAAGATTCCTATCCAGGATACTCTTGAAGGATATTTCCAGATTGGGACTATGATCTGGGGACACGTTGCTTTTATGGCTCCACAATATCAAAGAGGAAGATCAATCTCTTATGAACCAAATACTCAAGAAATGACCACCTTAGATAATACGTTTCATTCCAGGAGATTATCCGATGGTTCCAGAACATTCCAAGTAGCCTGGACTGAGCCAGTAGACACTCGAAATATTATGAGTAGAACGCCGGACTATTGGCAGCTATCTAGCACAGTCGGATCCCAACCAGTAGCGAATTATGGCGATAGTCCTTATCAAATGATGGGGATATGGGATCAACTTGGAAATCAATATCCAGCGGTTTACCTTCCTTCCATTACCAAGGGAATTAATAATCAAGTCTTCAATCGTTATCACGAACACGCGCTAATCAGACCAACGGGAGCATTAACAATTGAATCGGTCCTAGGTGAAGAAGAAGAAAATGAAATGTTCAGAATCGCCACTATCACTCTTGTGGAGATAGAATAATGTTCCAGGATGATTTTATCGGGATGGAAATGTGCTTCTTGTTAGATATTGACTATCTAGGGATGAATTACAGGTTTTCAACGATTCCAATTGATTTACAGGACTTATCCGAATTATCAACTGTTAGATATAGTGGTGGCTTGGATGATCCAGATATTTCACAATCCACTTCTTTTGTAGGATCAGAAATTGAATCGGACTCAATTTCTTTGGAGCTTGTATTTTTTAATTTGGATTGGGTGCAAGAATGGCTTGGAGGAAGATCACTGGCCTTTTCACAAGTTAGACTTTTCTGTGTTCCAATTTTGGAGGAAAAAACATCCTATACAATCCAGGAAAGAATCGAATTGTTTTCTGGAAAGGTTACTGATCCGATATATGGAGATCCAACCAAGCCCAAAGGATGGATATCATTTTCAATTCAGAATGATCTTAGTGTTCAAAATGTGAAATTGCTAGAAGGGAACAATGAAATAACAAGGAATCGATTTCCGACTCCCGTTACTGATGGAGTCTATGGCAAGTATGCTCCTTTTATATTGGGAAAGCCTGGTATTATAATTCAAGCTGGATCAAGCAAGAGCATCGAATTTGTTAATAAGTATCCAAGCACGCCGGCCTATAGAGTCTATTTTAGGAGAACGTTAGGACCATATGAGGAAAATATAAGATTTTTAATTGCTAATCACGATATAAAAGCCTCAATCGGAAGAATTTACGATCCAAAAGGAGGGTCGTTTAGAAATCCAATTCTACAAGATATAGATGATGAAGGGAATATCTATTCCTATATAAATTTAAGATTTACGGGCGCGGGTCCGGTGGTTTTAGAATATGATAATTTCCAGCAATTAGCGATTGATGCCGATGGAAATCTTGTGGAATTGTGGAATGAGTATTATGCTTCTTGGGGTGAAGAAGATGGGGGGTTCTTCCAAGATTTCTTATCAGGCGCGCTTACAAAAGGGGGCGATATTTGCTTATACGTTCTGGACAAGCTCCAACTCGAATATGATTATGATGCCTGGGTTGGTCTGCTTCCTATTTTGAATCGCTATGAATTCTCAGGATATATGGATGACTATGAGGTTACAGCTTGGGACTGGCTAAAAAATAATATTATCTCTTATCTTCCCATCGAGGTGGTCAATTCGGCCGGTGGGATCACGCCTAATTTAAACTTGTATTTTTATAGCCAAACACCAGAAACCCAATACACAATTACAGAAAACGGGCAATTTGAAATCATTACAGGGATCCAACCGCTAGATCAGCCAATTCTAAATCATCTAACAATTAAATTTTGTTATTCTTTGGCCTATGATTCTTATCAGTCTTCTATTATTGTAGATCCTAGAATCACAGAAGAACAGGCGTTAATTGTCAATGATCCAGTGGCTAGGCTATCGTTCCAGCGGTTTGGTCTTCGGGAAGAAGTTTTGGAGCTGCCTTTTGTTTGGGATCTAAAAACAGCTTTTAGGATTGCAAGAGATAAAATAAGAGTAAGGGGGCTAGGGGCCAAGGCTATTGAGGTTTCGGCTACTCCAAGATATTCTTATCTAGGGATCGGGGATATTATTTCCTTGTCTAGTGATATCGGTTTGGAGAATCATAAATGCCAAATCATTGGAAAAAGCTGGGATGATAACAGATGGAGATTCGTTCTCCACATTGAAGAAAATCCGATAATAAACCCAAGGGGCTTATAGTTTCCGTTTGGTAATTACCGAATAGAACAAACAGTGATAGAATAGGGATATGTTAATATTCTTAGATAGACAACACGCCGGAAAACCCAAGAGAGTTTCAGATAGAGGCGCTGGCCAAGATATAAATGGCGATGGTTTAATATCTTGGGCTGAAAAAGAAGCAATTTGGACAGGCAAATTATCTTTAGAGCTTGAAATTTTACTTTTAGAGCTGGGTTATAATGTGATCCCCATATCAGATGGATCATACGCTGAACGCCACAAAAGAGTCAATAATTACGCGATAGGCTCTTTGGATAGTATCTATCTAGCTTTACACTTGAACGCCGGCGGCGGTGATTATGGTAGTTTCTTCTATCATCATAGTTCAGTAAATGGAAAACAACTAGCGGAAGAAATTTCTTTAGAGTTGCAGAAGAACATTCAATTGTTGAAAAGAGTAAAGCCGATTTCTTGTCAGGGTACTGACTGGACAAAAAACGCCTATTATACGATTAAAGGGGTCGGAAGACCCGTGGCTATTTGCTGTGAACCGATATTTATGGACACACATCAAGAGCTATTAACGGATAATGGGATGAAACAAATAGCTCTTGGGATATCTCAGGGCGTTAAAAATTGGATAATGCGATGAATGACCAGGTATGGATTCAACTTCTCACCGGACCCGTTGGCGCGCTGGTCCTATCTCTTATGGCGTTGTTTATTGTGGGGAGATGGATTGGACAGCATCTTCCAACTTGGGTAAATAGACACTTGGATCAATTTGATAAAGTTATCCAGGAACATTCCTTCGACCGCGAAATATACAAGAAATCTATATTTGATGTAACGATTGAAATCAAAGATGTGGGAAAAGAAGTGAAGTCCATAAAAGAAGATGTGATCCAAATAAAATCTAAATTATAGCCTGGACCTTCTTCTTTATTGATTCGGGGCTGAATAGATCAAAAGGAACTTGCTTAAAGAGCGTGTGTCCTCCTTCTTGATTCTTTACAGGGAAATGATTCAAGTTCTCCAAATTAACTTCCACGGCCTCCCAAAGAAGCTTTGAATCAATCCAAGCCACATAGATCCACCGATCCCAAATAAACCCTTCTATCGTTAAATTACTCATAGGTAATCCATTCTTTAATCCTTTCAATCGAGAAGCAACTTCCAAGGGTTGTTTTGGGTCCTGATTCTTCTTCCATCTAGCGGAAAAATGTGGCTTGGGATGACAGTTCCAGACACGAGCTGCTATTGAGAGAGTTTCTTGTCCGTGGGTATAATAGAAATCTATTCCATATTTCATATCGACTAGCGTTCTATTGGTACTCTGCCAAACTCCGGGAAATTCTTCTTTCAAGCTTGGGATTATATATTTTTGAAAGTTTTTTTCACCGCGTGATATTCTTTTTTGTTTGTGCATTATATTCCCGTTTTTAGGGTATTATAGCACGATTTTTGTAATGAATCGGTTTATTTATATTAAAAACTTTGTAATTTTATTTGCGTATATATATATCCTATGATAAGTATATATATACACAACAACAATCAAACAAGGACAAACGACATGATTACAAAAAACATAGAAATGTTTAATAGTCAAATTAAGAAGTTTAGAAGATTTAACAAATCAAATGACTTGATCAGAATATGGATAACAGCGCGTAACGTTAGAGAATTTTATGGAATTAAGTTTGAAGATTGTCAAAAGATTTTCAAAGAACTAAACATTTAATTCAAACCTTAAAAACCTAGCCCCTTAATTGGGGCTTTGTGGGTACACACTATTAACAACTAACAAACAGAGAAAACAAAATGAAATTCTATACAAATACATTCATTTGCGGAGTAATCGCTTTACTTGCGCTTAAAGTCATCGAAAAAATTAATGAGTATCCTGTGTATGAGAATACTCAGGAGTGCCAAAAAACCACAACCCAAGGAGAAAGACAATGATTAAAACGTTTAAATTACTAGCAATTAGATCGCTAAGAAGATCACTCAAAAAGCACGGAAAAGCGAAAACTAGAGAGATAGTGAAAATATGGAAGCCAAGCAACCCGGACTTTCTTGATGCTTGGGAAGAAGCTCTTAAAGAGGTGCTCAAATGATTTATTCTATCAAGAATTTAGGATATGAAATTGGCACAATTCAAACCGTGGAAACCTATGGGAATATTACATATCGGGCTATTTTATCCTTTTCTTCAAAAAATGGGGATATAGTATCGAAATATTTCGGTAAATTAGAGGATGCTAGAAATTGGATCAATCTTAAATACAACCTGGTAAAAAACACCAAGGAAGATCCGATTAATTTCGCTTCACTTCTAAAAAGGGATCTTAGAGAGAGTGGATTATCTCAAAGAGAGATATCCGAGTTTATAAAGTGCCACCCTAGAAGCATCACAGCTTGGTTGGCTGGAACACAATATCCAGCGGCTCATTTTCTATGGCGAATTTGTAAAATGCTAGGGCAAGAAGAAGCTCCAAAAAAATTAATGCAATATATGAATCTTATTGAAGGTGAAAGATAATGTGGAAACTTGAACACCAAGGAATCCTTTTAGGACAGCCAAGAAGCTTGGGCCGGCCAAGAGGAACTAGAACGGGAAGGGTTTATACAGCTCCAAAGGATCGCAATTATCAAAAGCTTCACTTGGCAGCATTAGGGGAAAGTCCTTTCAAGTTAGATGGCCCAATTCGGATTCAAATTGTCTTTGTTGGAAAACGCCCAAAGAGATTGGAAGGAAAGAAACATTCAGATTCTAGAATTTGGAAAACTACCAAGCCAGATATCGACAATATGATCAAGATGGTTCTAGATATTTTTACAAAATGGGGTATCTGGAACGATGATTCCCAAGTGGTTTCCATCCAAGCTGAGGATTATTATTCTGGCAAACATGAGGAACCTCACACAGTTTTTCAATTATATACTCCGGAGGAATGACATGAATATTAGCCTTTTCCCTAACATTAAAGACAATAAACCAATAAAATACACAGGAAACCTACAAACAATATCTAAAGGATTATTACATCCTTGTCTTCCGTATGAGGTAGCAGCTAAGAAGGAAATTCCTTTGTGGAGTCCTACCGTTTTCGATGGGACACGTTCTTCCGCTAATGCGAGGGAAATCGGATTCTTGGTCTATGATATTGATGATGGATTGACACCCTTTTCTACTTGGCGGTTGTTCTCCAAGTGGATTGTCCTGGCTCATACTTCATTCAGCCACAAACCACATTTTCACAAATACAGAATCATCCTTCCTTTGGCCAAAGCGGTTCCAGCTGGTGAATGGGATCGGGCGGCCAAGTGGGCTGTTAATTTCTGGGCTGATATTGTTGGGAGGGGCGAGCCAGATATGAAAGCATTGAAGGACCGGGCGAGAATATATTTCCGATATGCCCTTCCATTGGATGAAGGACACACCAAACAATCTCCACAACAGCCCAAGAACTATTTTTCCACGGCTTCTTCTTTGTCTGGGGATCTCTTGACTCTTGATTGGGAATCAATCCCCAAGGAAGCACCCAAGGCCCAAAGAACCAAAAATCCATCCAAGGGCAAATTTAAACACAAAGCACCGGTGACCATTGAATCATTACAGCTTGATACACGATTCAGAACTTCGATAGCAGAAAGATCAGGGGGGACAATCATTGGGAACACAGCCAGATACATCCAGTGTCCACAATGCCAGGATACTTCTGTCTTCTTTTCGATCGATCTAGGGATGCCCAACGCGATGAAATATCCACAATGCAACCATAAAAACTCTTGCCAGTGGTGGGGAACGTTAAAAGATTTATTATAGGAAAACCGATTTATTACATCAAAAAATGGAGAAAAACAAATGAATTACATTAAAGAAATACTTAGAAACTATTTTGTTTCATATATCGAATATTCAAATATTGCCGGGATAGATCCTTCTCATATCAATAGATTATTCAAGAGAAAACACCGGCCGATGTTGAAAACGATTAGAACCTTGGCCCAAGCCTTATCCAGAATAGATGGCAAAGAATGGACCATTCACGCCAAGCACATCCAAGAAGAAACTGAATTGAAGAAGGTGGGAAGATGAATCCGACTATGAAGATTGTTGGAAGCTCCAATCATACACAGGAAGAAAGACAGAATAATGATTATTATGCTACTGATCCCCAAGCCTTTAAGGATTTTCTTTGGGCTTTCCAGGATAGAGATCAAGAAGAACTAGATCGGATGATATGGGAGCCAGCATGCGGAGAAGGAAACTTGGCCAAGCTGCTAATGAAACGGGGGCACATTGTTCTAGCGACCGATAAAATAGATCGTGACTTTGGTAATGTGCATGACTTCTTGGAGAATAAGGACCGCTTAGAATGGCGTGGTGATATTATTACCAATCCACCTTACAAAGGGAATATGGATATCGAATTTGTCAAACGTTCCTTGGATATAGTATCCCCGGGAAAATGGGTGATAATGCTTTTCAAGGTTCAGTTTCTAGCATCAAAGAAAAGATATTTTTTGTTTCAGAATCTTCCTCCAAAATATATTTACATTCATTCATCCAGGATAAAAATTTGGAAAAACAATGAAGATGATGGTGGCTCTAATGCTTTGGATTATGCTTGGTATGTCTGGAAGAAAGGATATCAAGGCGATACTGTTACGCGATGGATTCCAGCGGAAAGTTATAGGGGTGAAGAATGACCAATCAAGAAAAAATTGAACTTATGGCACAGCTGGGAAGCGAACTTGGCCACGTTGTAACATTAAGAGAAGATTCCAAACCTATTGGAGCCGATAGACAAGTTTGGGAAATGCTAGACAAGCCAAGAGCTATTTACAAGGAAGATCAAAGAACGCTAAAAAACACAGTAAGACCACGCCCAAACAGAAAGAACCTGGCGATCATCTTTGAGCTGGATCCAGATTACTCTAATGTTCAATATCACGATCACGCCACCACCCTTTTGAAAGATAAAGTGATCATTGATAAAGCCGGATGGGAAGATATAGCTTTGGACCTGGAAGACAGATATCGACTAGAAGTAAATGATACGATGCTAAGGAGTTCTTTGTTTCGCGTGGGATTCCAGAATCAAATTCACCCTATCAAAGATTATTTAGAATCTCTTGAATGGGATGGTGTGGCCCGGTTGCAAAGATATGCTACTGATATATTAAAGGCGGAAACCAATTCAGTAACGGAAGAACTTATCCAGGCTATGTCTTTAAAGTCTTTTATTGGTCCGGTGGCGCGCATCTATGAACCAGGCTGTGAAATGCACAGTATGCCTATTTATATTGGAGATAAGGGCGTGGGGAAATCTATGTGTATCAAGCTTCTTTCTCCAAGAGTAGAATGGTTTGATAGAACAAGTTTAAAGATAGGCGATAAGTCAGCTTTGGAACACATTCACCAGACTGGCGTATGGCTTCAAGAAATTGCGGAGCTTGCAGATTTTCAAGGGAAGCACGCAAACAAGATTAAATCATTCTTGACTACTGAGAAAGATCGCTATCGGATTGTATATGATAGGGATATTGTTTATAAGGATCGCCGGATATGCTTCTTTGGGAGTACGAACGATTATCAAATCTTGGATGATGGATGGGAAAGAAGATTCTGGATCTTCAAGATTACTTCAAAGGTGAATTTGAATTGGATTGTGAAGCATCGCGATCAGTTATGGGCCGAAGCTGTTTCCGCTTATAAATCAGGGAAAGAATGGCATTTATTGCCACACGAGGAGGAAATGCTAAGGAGATACCAAGAAAGCTATCTAGTGGATGATCCTTGGGCTTGTGGTGTTGCTGAGTGTATAGATCGCAAGATAGAACTGGGTTCAGTGGGTGCTTCCACCAATGACATTATGGAATGGATTGATCTTCCAGTATCCCAACGACACACAGGTAATTCGAGAAGAATATCGCAAATATGTCGTGATGGAGGATTCCAATTGAAACGGACAGGGACCGGAAGATTTTGGACCCGAATTACCTAATGACAGATAGTGACAGATAATGACAGATAGCCCAGGTTATCTGTCATTGTTATAGCCTCCAACCTTGGGGGCTTTTCGCGTTTTTATGACAGATGACAGATAAAATTCGATTCTCTATATATATAATTATATAAATAATTATTTTTAATTATATTTTTATTTTAGTATATATATATATATATTCTTCTATAACAACGATAGACAGGGGGCAAAGTGCTATGACAGATAGCCTGTTTTATCTGTCATTATCTGTCATGAGGGTTCTACAACAACGGAAAACACGAGGCCAAAAATGACAGATGATCTGTCATTATCTGTCATAAAACCAAGAAATGACCACGTTTATTCAAAATAATAGGCTATTATTTCCTCAAAGGAGATTCTTATGCCATTAATATTCTTAGATACTGAAACAACCGGCTTGGATCCTAGTCAGGGCCACGAAATAATTGAGATAGCTATAATAACAAGATACTCAAACGGGAATGAAGAAGTCTTCCACACTAAGATCAAGCCCCAAAGAATCAACCAAGCACATCCAAAAGCATTAGAAGTTAATGGATACAATGAGAAAGATTGGCTCGAAGCGATCACGATGGAAGAAGCGATCAAGGAGATAGCTTCCAGATTACAATATGGAATGATTGTGGGCTATAATCCTTATTTTGATTGGCGCTTCATTCAAGCTGCTATGAAGGAATATGGAATATCTCCGAGCTGGCGAATCCGCTGTCTGGATTGTATGGTCCTGGTATATGAACATCTAAGACCAAGTGGCCTTAAGTATCTATCTTTGGATTCGGTTAGGGATTTTCTTGGATGGGATAAAGAAGGATCTCATAGCGCGCTAAAAGATACAAGAGATTGCCAAAGACTTTGGGATCTGTTATTGGAGAATTAAGGTATTTGTTTTCTCCATATACCCTGTTGATGGTGGTAAAGACCGAGATTTATTCTTGGTCTTTCTTTTCTATGTCTTTGAGCGTTCTTTTCACCCAACGTTCTCCCGGTGTTCCTCCCCATAAGGCCCAAGCGATAGCGGCCTTTGAAGTCTTGTCCTTCCTTGCCTTGGCTTCCTTGGGTGATTCTCCGTGTCTAGCAAACCAAGCTCGCATTAATTCAAGCTGTTTTCTATCAACTCCACCGCTTATTAATCTTCTTGCGGTCCTCATTCCAGTTCCAGGAACTTTCTTCCCAGATTCTTCCTTGTAGGATGCTCTTTGGGCTAGAGGTCTTGAATTATTATATTCGACAGCTCTCTTGGCTAGTAACTGAATTTGTCTTGGTACTCTTATCTTCGCCATTTTATATTCTCCTCTTGATATAATAATTATATCACGATATACTATTATTAGGGAAAAGGCTTAGCCTTTAGGGGAATTTCGGTTCCCCTTTTCTTTTTATGTGGAAACTATGGCACGAACACCGATTGAAGATCACGCTATCTCTAGGAAAATAGTCCGGCTCATGAGAGAAGGATATCCACAAAGACAGGCCACTGCCATCGCTTTTCGTATGTTCAAAGAGGGAGAACTATCCATCCCTAGGACACAAGATCAGGCAAAAAAAGACCGCGAAAAACGGAGAAGAAATTACTTCCGGGATCGCAGGAAAAGAACCGATCAAGAACCGATCAAGAAATAAAAATCTTATCCTTGGCTCCTAAGAGATCAACCGGGGGAATGTTCTTAAAATAAAGTAAAGTAGGGAATGAAGTGGGATGTGGGTCCCACTTCTATCTAATAATATTAAATTTTGAATGGAATAAGAATGATTGAATTACATAATGCTGATTGTCTTGATGCTATGAGATTGATGGATGATGATGCTTTTGAGCTGGCAATTGTTGATCCACCTTATGGGATAGAAAGATTTAAGAAGCCGGCAGGAGGAACAAGATTTAAGTGTTCCACAATGATGCAACAAGATGGTTTAGTTTGGGATAAAAAGCCTAGTCCAGAATACTTTAATGAGCTGTTTAGAGTATCAAAAAACCAAATCGTTTGGGGTTCTAATAACTTTACGCTTCCACCTAGTGAGTATTTTTGTGTGTGGAATAAACATCAAACAGTAGATAACTTTGCATCCGCAGAACTCGCTTATGTATCAAAAGGCTTGAAGATGCCGGCCAAAGTCTTTGATTTTTCCATACACAAACACAACCATACAGACAAGATCCACCCAACACAAAAGCCCGTTACTCTCTATACTTGGCTATTGGAAAAGTACGCAAAGAAGGGAGATCGAATACTAGACACGCATCTAGGATCGGGATCGATAGCGATAGCAGCCCACAACCTAGGCTATGACTTGACAGGGTATGAATTAGATAAGGACTATTATCAAGCAGCTTGCAAGAGATTAGAGCAACACCAGAAACAATTAAGGATGTTTTAATGATCAATCTATTAGGCCGTGTGCGTAGAAAAAAAAGACCCCGCACTGCTCTCAC